CCCTGCCGCAGCAGTAATATTTAATTTTAAACCCGTTCCCGTTGCGCTTGTTGTACTTCTGTCTGTTCCCGTTGTATAACCTGTTCCTTGATTTGTTACAGTTATTGCCGTTGGGATTCCTGACGTAGCTAAAGTAATTTCATCTTTGATTCTATTCAACAAATCTGTACCTAACATAGATTGTAGATGTACATCTTGTGCGATTTTGATAAACTGAATGAATTTATCTGTATCTACATTACCATTTACCGCAGTAAATTTAACTAAGTCTGTTCTTGATATTAAAAGTGCTTCCGCCATTATTTTCCGTAATTAGGGTGATGTCCGTTGTTAGGCATATCTATAGGTGCTACTTTGCTTTGTGCATTTCCTGTAGGTCGTGGGGTGTATGATTTAGGAATAGAGTTTACTTCCTCAGATGAACTTAGAGACTTATCCTCTACATATCCTTTACCATCTTTTTTAGTCTTTAGTTTATAAAGAACCTCATTCCAATAGTGAGAACAATTAACTCCACCTTTGAATTTAAATAAGTCGTAAGGTTGCCCCTTATGTCCTAGCTTCTCATTTACTCCTGCTCTACTTGCTTTGTCGATGTCTTCTAAACGATATACTACTCCGTTTGCAGTTCGTGCCATCATTTTAACACAGAATTCTCGTGAGTTAGCTTTATTATATCGTGCTGCATATTCATATCGAACCTTGTAAACAGATTTGTCTAAGTTAGATTCTCTACTTGGCTCTGATTTAATTACAGATGCTAAACGTGCTAATACGCTTTTCTTTGGATTTAAAGCATTATTTACCCATTCTTCTGTACTTATGTTATCCGCCTTTACTTCACGCTCTGTAACGCGCTCCCATTCGTCTCCTAATACTTCTCCTGCTAAGTCGTTTAATAGAACTTCTAACTCTTCATCCGTAGCCTCTGAACTTAACTGCGTTCCTGTTTCTTGTGCTACTTGCTCTTCAGTTTGAGCATTCTCTAAATCTGTAAATTCAAGTGGTTTAAGAGTTCTAAAGAATAGGTTAAGACTGATTCCGTTAACTGCTAAGATTCTATCAATAGCACTAAGCAATACTTCTTGTTTTGGTCGTATAACTAAATTATCGAATAACACAAAACTATTTTGTAACTCATCCGCATTTGAACTAAAGCCATTTGTTGAAGCAATACCGAAAAGCAAAGGACTTGTAACGTTATGTGATAACATAATCTTACGCATACATTCCTCACTTAACTGATTGTATAAATCGGGAGCATTGTCTACAGGAATAGAATCTATTGTAGTTTTACTTTCGGCATTGTTATTAAATGCTACGATTACTCGTTGACCATTTGCGCCTGTAAGTTTAGACATAACCTTAGAAGAAATAATATCTTGCTCCTCTGGGGTTGGTTGTCCATTATTGAAGTTTACTACCGTGCGTGAACTAAATGAAGACTGAACCTCAGAAATTAAGTAGCTTGATATCTCCTCTTCTAATACTGTGTAAGGGATGCCACCTTGATAATCTACATAGCTAAAGTATTTCATCCCTACCGAATAAGGTTGAATGAACATAATTTCTACTTGCTCATTACCAAATCCAAATGCAGGAATTCTCTTAGGTGCGTAGTTTCTTAAATCTTCCCAATTATCAGAATAGTAATAGGCTTCGATTTGTCCGTCTTTATTGCACTTCTCAGGTGCTAAAAGATGCACAGGAATATGATACGCCTTTAATACTTTGCTTCTATCCTTAGAATAATGTACCTGGAACGCTGCTTGTCCCAACATCTCAAAATCTAATACTACTTTACGCATATCGTCTGCGTTAATCATAGCCATCATCTGAGCGTACTCGTTAGGCTTTCTTGAAGCATCTACTGCGCTTAAACCTTTGCCATATACCAAACGGCTAATATTGTTTATAATAGCGTTATTAGTAGTAGAGTTTTTATATCTATCAATTAAGAACTGATAGTAAGAGTTGTTTTCTCCATACGTTACCCACTCATTCTTCTTTGATTCCTCAATGACAGGCGCTTCGTATTTTGCTAAATTTAAGATGTGTAGATTACTCATAAATTATAAAGTCGTTTGTTGTGGTCGAACTTACATACTGACCATTGTTTACGCTAAATGATACCAAAGGCTGATTAGTACAAAATATCTTGTCTTTAAATACTATATCACTTCCGTTTTTTAATACCAACATATAGAAATGATTTTCAACTAAATCAAATATAGCTTCTATAGTGTGGTAATATTCACCTACCGTAGAATCGATTATAGTTACAACCTGCGTATCATTTGTTTGCTCGTCAGTTAACTCCAAAGTATCATAGCTTTCCTCTCGTGGAATGAAGCTAATAATTTGGCTTGTAGCTGATACATTTAATACTATCATACTATATTAACTTAAACACTTCGATATTGTTTTAAAAAAGAAAAGGGTAACCGAAGCTACCCTAATCCAACTATTATGAAAGAAAAACTATACAGTTACAATAGTGGCGTTAGAAAGAACCGTTCTAAGTCCTACCTCAGTTGAACAATTTAAGAAGTTTGCAGGGATATTCTCCATTCCTGTGAACGTCAAAGTGTACCCAGAAAAATCCCCAAGTGCCGTTCCGTTAGAGATAGTACCCGCAGTTACATCCATTCCTCTCTCTACACCTGCAAGAAAGAACTGATTATTTCTGTTTCTTACCACGATGTGAGGACGTCCGTAAGCAAGTAACTTAACCATTTTATGGGTGGCTACATCTTGCTTTTTCAAGTTAGCAACTAAAACCTGCTCTACAAAAGTAGTTCCGTTGTCTCTTGAAGAGTTTATCGTTTGCTCAAAAGAGTTAGTTCCTTTAAGTTCGAATTTATACACGTTTGTTACGTTGTTAATGTCATCAATAACATCCGTGTTGGTAACGTTATACGTTAAATCATTTGGGTAAGAATAGTCTCCGTAATTGATAATGTAGATAGCATCTAAACCACCTACCGCATCTTTACAAGGCTCTATTCTTCCGTTTGCGATATCACAACTCATTTTTTTAAGTTTTAAATATTATAAAAAAAAGGGTGGTAGATATTCCACCACCCTCGTTATTTTATTGGTTAAGATTAGTTAGCTGAGTTAGTTACACCGTAAGTAACACAATCTCCTGCAAATCCGTATTTAGCATCTGCAGTAAAACGCATAATTACTCGTACGTTTTGAGAACCATCAAGGTCTGCCATATCGATAACTTTAACTTCATTCAAGTCAGAAAGAAGACCCGTAGCGAAGTGTAGGTTAGAAGACTGAGTCAAAAGACCTTTGTTGTCATCAAGACCATAAGCCAAGAAGATTGGAATACCATCGAAAGAAAGTGAACCGTTAGTATACCACTGAGTACCTTGTGCGTTAACACCATTAGCACCCAAACCTGATGCACCAAATCCACCCAAAGCACGGATATAAGCACGTACGATGTTAGAAGAAAGATACAATTTCAAATCTGGTTGTCCGTACAAACGTGATGGACAAGCATCTACGATTTTACCAAGTTCAGCAATAACGTCACCTGCATCTACTGTAGTACCTGCTACCTCTTGTGCGGATGGTAAAGCAGAATCAACTGCAAGTTGGCGCATAATACCCGAGAACTCACCTGCAGAAGCATTGTTACCTTCCCAAATAACACCTTCCATATGAGAAGCAACTTTCTCAGCTACGTGAGCAATAAGGAAATCAGCGAAAGATTTAGGAAGAACATCGAATGCTCCGTAACCCATCTCAGCCGCTTGCCAAGTTTGGTGGAAATCTTTTTTACAAAGTTGTAGGTTAACTTGGAACTCTTCAGGATTCAATACTCTTTCAGTAAGAGTTAAAGTTGAAGTAGCATCGAAGTCACAAGTAGCGTTCTTAACGATTCCGTCAGTAGCAACACGTTGGATAACTTGCTTGTACTTAACATTTGGGTGGATAGTTAAACCACCTTGCTCTAAAGTTGGTGCAGACAAAAGCGCTGCAGCAATGTACTTACCTGCGAACTCCCCAGCATAAGTAGTTGTAATTGATGTTGTAGTAGCCATCTTTTTTTTAAATTATTAGTTAATTATTTATTTAATTTTTCAAGAATAGAATCCATTGTAGTTCTTGCTCTTTTAGAAGCAAATTTGAATCCCTCAACTTTATTTACATTCTCAGGGTTGAAAGTGATAGGAGATACTTCCTCTAATTCAACCTTATTTTCTTTAGTAGTTTCTTCAGTAGCAACTTCTGTAGTAGGCTCAACTTTTGAAAACATTTCTAACTTAGCTTTCAACTCTTCGTTTTCAATTTTAAGTGCTTCCATTTCTGAGAAGAACGTTTCTTTAACGATAGATTCAACTGTCTTTTTAATGTCTTTAGGTGCTGCGGCTTCTGCTTCAACTTCTACCTCTGCTTCTGCTTCTGGCTCTTCAATTGGCATTTCCTCTTCAGCTTCCATTTCTTTAATTTCAGCAATAATACCTTCTTCGATTACTACCAACATTTTAGAATCTTCCAATTCATACTCTCCTACAGGCAAAGCAATTTTTTGGTCTTCAGCAACTATAAAAACTTCTGCTCCTGCTTCAAATACTTCAGCTTCCAATACCGTTACTCCGTCTGAAAGTTTCATAGTACCCAATTTAACTTCCATCCCGAGAAGTTCTTTAATTTGATTGATTACGTTCTTTTTCATATTTAACATTTATAACTTAATAACTTTCGTGTTTTTGTTCTGTTGTATTTTTTAATTAATCTGTCTTTCCGTGTTCGTGTTTACAACGTTACTTACGACTTGATTTACCGTACTACCAACTCCTTGATTTTGCAACTCTCCTGTGCAGCATTTTGAGTTATACGTACCATCGTCACAAAGGCATCCTCTTTTACCGCCTTTAGGACTTGTCTTACTTAGTGTTTTTTGTTTTGCCATCTTATTTGTTTTTGATTTGTTCTAATTTACGTTGCGCCCATTCTACTCCTTCATCTCCACCCCAAGCTAACCACATTAATCTACCACATCCATCTCCTAACTCCTTGTCAGAGTTTTGACGTTGACGTTCAAACGATGCCATTCGTGCAATAGTTTCTTCGCTTATAGGTTCGCCATTTGCTAACTGATTTGCTCGTGCTTTACCTACAGGTGTTCCGCAATCTCCCCATCCGTTTTCTTCTGCATATCTTAAAGCTATCTTAGCGTTTTCTTTAGCTGCTTCTGGATAGTCTGTGTAGCTTTCAAGTTGTAATGGTAGTTCGTCTTTATGATATAAATACTCGCTATCTTCTGTATGTACCGCTCCCGTCATTAAACGACCTGAAGCGTCTTTATGCGTTGGGCCTGTATATACCTTTCCGTCTTTTGTGTAATGCTCTACTCCCTCTTCTAATTCCTCTTGTTCAGCTTTTAAAATAAGTGCTTTTAACTTCTCAATTAATTCCTCTTCTGTTTCTGGCTCAGTAATCGTAGGTTTAAGGCTCATTTCGTATTTATCTGCAAAGTAACCTTCTATAGAAAATCCTTTTACTTTACCTTCTTTTACGTCTTTCCATACTTCATCATTATTTACCTTCATAGAAATCATCCAAGTTCCTACAGGTAGACTGAATCCGTATTTTGCAGATTTGTCTTTTTTCTCATCTTCGATAATCCACGATTCTACCACACTCATTCCACTTAATTTTTTATCGTGTTCGTATGTAGCGTTATTTTGGTTTGCTCTCATTAGAAATAACTCAGATGCTTTTCTAACTGTGTCCTTACTGAAATAGATATGATACTCTTCGTTCTTGTCGTTACGTCTGTAGATTTGTTTATTAGGCACTAAAGCAGCACCCATTAAGATACGCTTCTCAGTATCTATTTCTTTCAACTCTACTTCGTGTTTATGTAACGCAATAAAATTCTCTTCTATTGCAGGAGAACTAACTACAGAAACGGCATCTATCCCGCTCATCTCATCGTTCTCGTCTATCACTAATTCTATTATCTTATTCATAACCTAATAACTTTATAATTATCCAAACGTTGCGTTATTCACTCTATTCCTATCTAAAGACTGAGCAGTCGTTACATCTCCACTTACTACATAGGCTTGAATTAATCCCTCTCCTAATCCTGCTAGTGGATTAGTTGCTTGAGCGTTTCCTACTAAGTTAAAGTTAGGAGTGATAACTGAACCACCTCCACCTCCGCCACCACCACTTGGTGTAGCAGAAGCACTAATAGAACCGCTACCTTCAAACTTTTGTGATGCTATTTTAGCTACGTTTCCTAATCCTGCTGCTACGGCTATACCTGCTGCGATAGCACCTCTAATAGGTGACGTTGGGTCGGGCAATGGTAAGAACTGAGATTGATACGCACTAACTGCACTCTGGTAAGTTGTAATTACTGCTGCCGCTATACTTGCCGCCTTTTGTATCTCAAATGCTCTCTTAGCTTGTTTCTCTCCTTTCTTAGCAAAGACTTCGGATAAGTCAGAGATTAATGTTAAACCTTGTAAAACTGCTGCGTATTTTAATTCTTGAAGTTTTGCTATTCCTTCTTGTTCTCTTGCCCACGCTTCCTCTTGTCTTATTTCATCTGCTTGTTCTGCTGCTAATCGTTCTGCTCGTAAAGCATCTTCCATAGCCTTCTCTTCTTCTGCGGCTTTTGCTGCTGCATCTAACTTTCTTTGGTAGGCTTGTTCTTGTCTAATTTCATCAAGTTCGATTTGCTCTAAATCAAATTTAGCTTTGTCTTCAGCAAGTTCTTTTAACTTATCATTAGCTTCCTTTTCTGCTGCTAATCGTTTAGCATCTGCGTCTTTTTGTGCTTGTCTACGAGCATCCGCTGCTTGTTTATCAATAGCTTGTATTTCTAATTTAAATCCTGCTTGTTGGTTCTTTAATTCTGCTAAAGCCTTTTTAGATTCTGCAATAGCCTTCATTCCTTCTTCTTCTACTTCTTTAGGGTCAAAGATTAATGAAGCAGTCCAATCCATTACTTGGTCTTGCAAGTTCCAATCCTTACCTAAAAATGCGCCTATCTCGTCTACGGTTTTTAAGAGTAGGTTTATAGGTGCTAAAATAAATTGAAGTATTCCTTTAAGTATCTCTTTGTTTCGCTGCTCGGCTTGTATCTGTGCCTTTAAAGTTTGCTCCTGATTCTTAATAGATATTTCATAAGCCTTTATAGCTTCATCTGTTTGCTTTATTTTAAGCTGAAGTATTTGCTTTTCTGTAAGTCCTTGTAGCTTTAAGATATTGTCTTGAGAATCTAAACTCTCTAACTTTTCTTTCTGTAGGTCTACGTCTTTTTGTGATTTAACATTTAACGCTTCCTGCTCTGCGCTAACTCCACTAATAGCACTTTTAATGTCATCCCAATAAGCTACTAAAGTACCTACCGCAATAACTAATAAACCTATACCTGTAGCTGCGATTCCTGTACGTATTCCTTTTAACGCATCCGCTGCTACTGCTCCTAATTGCTTAAAGCTATCTTTAGCTTCCAACAATCCTTGAACACCTTGAGATAGTGCCATAGCAGATTGAACCTTCAGTAAAGTTTTCTGTAAGTCTTCAGATTCTACACCTACTAAACCTAAAGCACCTTCAAATGCTTGAAATCCATTTAACGCACCACCAATAGAAGCAGATAACGCATTGAATTTAGCGTCTGGGTTAAAGGCATCTGTTAACGCTTTAGCATCTCCGATAGCATCTTTTAATTCCGCTGCTTTCTTTGCTGCTTTAACGGCTTGTTCAGAAGTTGCACCGAACTTTTCTGCCATAGCAGTAACTTCATTCTGTGCTGCTCTTAGTTGCGATTTAAGACTTCCTAACGAGTCACTCTTAACCTCTAATTCTATTACTTTCTTTTCAGCCATTACTTACGTCTTTTACTCTTTAACTCTCTTTTACCTTGTTTGTATGCTTCACGTACACTTGTAGGTATTTTATACTTACCTTTTGCTATGTCTATAAACTCCGTTTTTCCGTAGAAATCGTCTATCTTAAGCAGTTCTAAAATATTCTTAATCATACTTCTTGTGTTAGTGTTAGGATGTCTACCTCTGTGCTTCCGTCCTCGTTTGTATAAGTTAATTCTATATCGTAAACGTTAGTGTTTCCTTCTTCTCCTCTTAGGTATTGGTTAAACTCCGTTATTAAATCGTCTGAGTTTTCTGCGATAATCGTATAACTTGGAGTTACTACAGGATAAGTAAATACAACATCCGTGTCTGTAGTAATTGTAGCAGCACTTGCCGTTACACCTGTAGTTCCCATATCTAAAGCAACCTCAGTTACTCCAGTAGGTAGCAACACACCCACCGTTACAGTTAATACTCCCTTTCCTGTCTTAGGGGCATTTAATGCCTTTATAGAACGAAAATCATTTAACAAAACTAAATCCACATCTCCTGTGGTTGTTTCCGTTTTTATCTCGTTTATGATATACCTTTTGTCCCTAATTAATATCCTATCGTTCATCTTTAGACTTGTAAGAATAGGAGTGGGGAATAATCCTTTACAACTTACTAACCTTTGTTTCTTAGAGTATAAATTAGCTAAGTAGTTATAGTAATATACTTTAAAGATATTTCTTTCAATAGGCTCTAAAAAGAATGTGCTATTATCTTGACCAAAGTTTAAGGTATATTTTGAAGAGTTATAAATTAAATCCTGCCCAAAAGGCATATAGCTTGTTATATGATTTGTAGACGTTCCATCGTTAAAGTAGAATGATACCGTCTTTTGCTCATTCATATACAATAAAATAGGCTGCGGAATAATAGGTGCTAAAGTTTTGTCTAAAGAGTAACCTACCTGTAAATCCGTTCCTGTAAACTTTTGGTGGCAAAGATTCTCAAAAGGTAATTGTATCACATACTCACCGCCATCGTAATCATATACCTGCTCTAAATCTCCATACTCACGATTATTATTAGCTGCAAATTGTGTGTTTAAAATAGTAGCACTTTTTAAATGCTTAAATCCTATTTTCTTATATAACTTTACACGCTCGTAATCTATGCTATTTATATCAATATGTTTTGTTACGTCTATTATTCTTCCTTTGCTATACCAATCCTCTAAAGGTTCAATCTGAAATATAGTAGGAGATAAACCATAACACGTTAAGTTGAATTGTTTTAATATACCCGCTACGAAATCGCTTATCTTCATATCTGGGAAATTGCCAGAAATATCTAAGTCTTTTGTAAATGTGTTATCAGTAACCGTTACATAAGCATAGTCCCAAAAGTTACCACTTGCATCTGTTAAAGAACCATTAATTAACAAATTCAACTCACACCAATAACCTACAATTACATCACCTTCTGCTCTACCCACAAAAGAAAACTCAGTATCTAAAGAACCATCCCAATCAACGATTCCTGTATATTCTGCTGCATTACCAAAAGAAGCACTAACGGTAGCTATAAGATTATCGTTTTCGTACACATCAATAAATACATCGCTTGTTGTAACATCTGCTCCACCTACTCCGTATGCATTTACATAAAACTGAATCTGTTTAAGTGTTCCGGGTACTGTACCACCTATTGAGTTTTCATTGTCGTAATTAAACTTTAAAACATTCCTATCTAATATAGCTGCCGTACCTACTCCTGTTGCTTGGCTTACCGCAGTAAAATCCAATGCTTTCCTATCTGAGTAAAAAGCAAACGTATCTTTATTCTTTAGCCATAAGTAACAATTCGTAAACCTCTTGTCATTTAGAAATAATCCTTGAAAATCTATATCATATTTCGTTTCTATAGCTTCAAATACTTTGCTTATTCTTACCGCAGGAAATAACTCGTAGTAATGCATATGGTGGCTATTCTGGCTTATGTCTTGCGCTCCACCACCGCCATACTGCCAAACTCTACTACTTGAGATTAAAGGATATCGTATGTCATAACTTGAAGAACTTGTTATCCGTGTTTGAACTTCTGCCCCGTTGTATTCGTGTGTGTAGGGGGACATATCTAAAGTGTTTAGCTTGTCTTCCCCGAAGTAATCTTGTAACGTTCTTAAATCGCCATAAAACGTAATGCTATAACTTTGTGCTAAACCCTTTTTTACATTCGCCTTTTCGAGTTGTATCTTACCCGTTCTAAATGGAATTAAATCTATCTCTATCCTTGCATCCCTTCTTACCTGATAGTCGTAGCTATTATCTATAGCATTCTCGTAGAAGTGTTTAAATATAGCGTTGTTATGCTCACTTGCAGGTACGGTAAAACTCTGTGATAAATCGGTAAATGTTTTAGAAATATCCTGTACGTTTTGAATGCTCGATGTTATAGAAATCTTTTCGTCATCGAATAACTCTAAACGCTCACCTTCAATATATATCTGTACTTTTCTTTCCATTATACTACGTTGTTAATTATATCACTTGCATACTGAAATTCTAAAGTATAGTTTATCATTTTCGTGTTTATCTGTTTAAATAACTCCGTGCTTTTCGTGTTTAGTTTAACAGGTCTATTGTCTAACAATATTCTTTCACTTGTCATTAACTCACGTAGATTCTCGCTGAAGTCCTCAGGTACCCAATCCGTATTCACCGTAATAGTTTCTGAATAGTTCGTGTTGAACGTTTTTCTTTGTCCTTCCAATACGCTATAATTAACAAGATTGGACTGAAGCAAATTATACTCTGAGTTTTCAACGTTAATACTATTCTTAGATGCCTTAAAGAAGAACTCTCTTTGCCACGCTCCGTATCTATTGATAAAGTCGCAGCAAACAGGCTCATATTTACATTCTGTTTTTGGCTTAAAGGTAGCACTCCAAAGAACATTATTTGAAGCATCTAAAATCTCCATTAAGTTCCCGTTGTCGTAGAAAGAAGTGCTTACCCTAAAAGATGTTATTACATCGCTTGTAGGTATTGTCGCATTAAATATTGTTCCTGTGCCTAACTCGGTGTATCTTAGCTTTTGCCCTGCAGTAGCATTCCACGTTACACTACCTGCCCTTTTTAAAGTATCGGTTGCTAAATTTGCGTTAGCATCGTATAAATAATAATACGTCTTTTCATATAATAATACTTCGCCTAAGTCCTCATTGTAACCTTCCGTATATAATCCGTAACCATCAAAAGCAGTATATAACTCCGTGCTACCTACCTGCGTAAAAGTTGTAGTTAATTTCTTAAATCTTTTTACTTGTACGTTGCAGCTTTCCGCATTAGTTAAAGCCGTATTGGTAACATTATAGTTGTTTTGAAACGATG